TTTATGATGTTTCTGTTAGCGAATACGAATTTAGTTACCGTAATCCAGTCGTTCGCATCAATCTTAAAATCCAAACCTCTTAACTTGTAAAAGTCCGTAGGTAACGGGAATGTTCCTGCTTGAGATGCGATTGAAAATTCGCTTGATGTTGTGTAATAGTCTTCGAATTTACTAACTAGAATGTCATAAAGTTCAGCGTACGAGCCATTAATATAAGATAACAATTCGGAATCAGAGATGAAAGTGGAGTTCTCCATATCTGCGCGTTCCCGGCATCGGGTTTTAAGTTGTGCTAAGGTTTGTGTATTAGCCATTAGTCATCTCCGTGCATTGAACCTTCTTCGTCTTTTTCTAGGTATTCCATGCCCCCAGACATCTCTTGGAATTCCTGCATAGCCATCATAGCTTTCTTAACATCTTTATCTTCGAAAGCGTCCATCATTTTTTGCATAGCCAATTCTGGTCCCATTCTGTGATCATCAGATTCTTTATGCTCATCAGGAGTTTTCATAGATTGATCTTTCGTAGGATCACTCTCTTTTTTATTGTCGAAATCAGCTAATCCTCTTACGATTAACATAGCGATTTTCTTTTTATCATGCATCATGATTGATTTACCTTAATGTAAAAATGAGGGGGATGTATCCTTTCGGATACCCCTACCTCAAATTGGTTACTTGCTTGGAACTGTTGAGTTTTGTAGGAACAAAGCGAAGTGAATCTGATCACCAACGCCTAGATCTGTCAAAATGGCTGCTTTATGTACGTGCAAAGTGACTGTTTTAGATGATGCACTTACGTCAAAAGCTGCTACAGTTACAGAATAATCATCTGCGCCAGTTGTTGATTGGATTTGTGCTTGTGCGCTTAGTAGGTATGGATATGCGTCCTGTAGAGTTACTACATAGATACCTGTACCTGTATTAGCACCAGAGAACCCTAGTCCTGCTTGTACTACATCTTGATCGTCAAAACGACCTGCGATGATTTTTACTTCTTTGTTTAAGCCTTGAACTCGGCTAAAATTACGTGATGCCATAATATCCTCTTATTAATTTAGTCTCATCCGGAATTGGAAGAGCCTCTTACTAGTATGCATTTGTTTCGGTAAAAAAATAGGGAGCCGAAGCTCCCTATCTCAACTATTGGTTAATTTACAGTTGAATCCGGCAGTTAAAACCAGGACCTCTACAGCCTACGTTACCGTAGAATCCGTATCTGACCTCAACTCCGTCGGCAGCTGCTTGGCGAAGCATTTGAAGGCCGTCAGTGTCGATAACTCTTACTGCTTTACCCAAAGAGTAAAGCTTCCAAGTTGACATCTGAAGCATAAATGCTACGTCGTCCGGCGCGTTCTGATCAGGGATAACCTTGATTGGTCCACGTGGTCCGTTGATTAGAATCCCTCTAAATCCAACTTCAGCTGACATTTTAAGGTCAACATACTGAACTTTAGAACCTAAAGCTTTTTCCAACATTGCGTACTTGCTATAAGATAGGAAGCAGTGGTCAACTTTAGCGCCTTCTCTTGCTGCTCTGGAAGCACCTTCGATTAGAGCCTCTTCGATTGGATCGGCAGAACCGTCATATCGAACTCCACCAAGTCTTTGTGTGTCAACAGATCTGTCAACTCCAAAGAATGCTGTAGAACTAGGTGCAGATGATGGAACCCAAGCTTCAAGACCAGAAAGACCTAAGCCTCTGTCGCCTTCAACGAAGATGTAATCGTCAGCTGCAATAGTACCAGAACTAGTGTAAGCGTCATCCAAAGTGAATGTTCCTGCTGATCTATCAACTGCAATAACTTCCCAAGAAACATCAGAACCGTCAGTGTTACGCTGTGTTCCACCAGATTTAGCTGACCAGATGTTGATGATCTGTCCAAGTTCCATGTTTGTGATGTCACCTGAGCTTTTCATTGTAATAACAGTTGTTCCTGCTACAGTTGGCTCGACACTAACTTGTCCGATTTCAGCAGAGCTGTCTCGGTACATTCCGATAGCCAAAGATCGAGTCAAGCTGTTAATAGCTCCGTCAATCTCAGTTGTTGCTGCTTCCATGAATGCGTTAGCGTTACCTTTAGAAGCTTCTAGTGTCTCATTATCGACAGTAGCGATTGAGTAATCCTTAACTCTAGTTAAAACAAAGTCAGAGATTAGTGAACTAGTAGCTCCACCTCTTGTTTGTGCGTTTGAGAAAGTCTTAGATCTTCCTTGTGGGTTACCATAAATCAATGGAATCGGCAAATTCTTTCCACCGAAAGTCTCATACTTAGGCATAAGTGCGAAAAGTGGATTGTCTTTGTAGACCATATCCAATACTCGGTCTGCTGTGTAATGCTGCTTAAGTGCTGCATCAAATGTTGTCATATCTAAAGCCATTTTATATACTTCCTTAAAAGTTAGTTAGTTAGTTAATTCCATTTAAGTAGCGTTGCGGCTGCTCTTCTGGATTCTTCGTGACTTAACGTTGGAGATGAGGACTTCTCTGGTGCTGGGTTAGCTAGAGATGATGTCAAAGTTGGACTTACTGGCTTGATTGGATCTACTGTCTTAATTTCGAATCCGGTCGTTTCTTTTTGCTCTTCTTGTTTGTTAAATCTTGCCAGCTTCATAGCCGACTTAATTTGTTCTTCGAGGTAAGTTTCAACTTTATCACTTGCTTGCTCTGGAGTTAGTATTTCTCCGTTGTTTGCGTTGTAATGAGCTTCAGTTACTTCCCATACTAGGTCTTGAGCGTTTTGCAGATTAATTAACTCGTATTTTTCCACATTCTTACTTAAGTGGTCTGTAATTTCGTTCTTATGAACTAGTACTGCCTCATCTATATCAGCCTGGATCGCTTTTTGTCTCTCTTCTTCGGCCTTAGCTGCCTGTTCCGCAGCCTTCTTTTTGTCGTTAGCCATTTCTTCTTTCAGTGCATTTAACTGTTCTTCCACTGACTTAGGCGGAGCTTCGTCGCCTAAGCTTGCCGCAATAACTGCATCTAAATCAATGCCATATTTTTCTAAAACTAGTAGAGGATTTTCTTTTGCTTGGGATTCAAGGTCTTGGTATTTCTTATACTTTGACTCAGAATCCTTGATTTTTTGAGCTTCTTCTTGTAGGTATTTCTCCTTGCGAGATAAAGCCGCGAATCTATTACTAAAATCCACATCCTCAGCAGGTTTCTGCTCTGGGGCTATTGGTGCCGCTTCGTTAGGTGACACTACTGGTGCTTCACTTGATTCGTCGGCTACTGGGGTATTCACAATTACACTTGCTAAATCAGACATACTTACTTTCTCCAAATTAAATGTCTTTAAAATATATTATTCCGCTAAATTTGCGGCAATAAATCTCCTTGAGGTAATGGTTCAGGTACAGCTTGTGGTTGTACACCTGATGGGTCCACTATTTGCGCCGGCACTGGTTGCGAAGCTTTATCTAATCTTTCCGCATCATCAATAAACCTTAACAATAACTCTAACTTATCTTCATCTAAACCCTCGACTCTACCTGCAAGGTAATGTTTATGGGCTATCGATGCTGCCACAACTAGATCCATCTGTGGTTCTGGCGGCAAATAATCTCCGGTCTCCAACATCTTAGCGACATTTTTCTCTACCAAGTTATTATTGGCAGTTTCTAGGTCGATAAACGCTTCTAGGTCTGGGAAGTCTAGTAGCTCTAGAGCTTTCTCTTTTGATAACCATCCAGCCTGAATTAACTCTTGCACTTTTTGAATTCTTCCGGCCGGAGCGCTAGGTAGCAATCCAGTAGGGAACACTTTCATTACGTACTGATCATCCTTCATGTTGACGTCAGACCACTTAATTGTATCGATAAAGTTTTTGCCGGGAACCGTTACTTTAAGTTTGGGATCGGAAATATAAAGATCTTTAGCCATATCTACTGCAATCTTAGATGCTTGCATGGCCATAGCTTCATATTTTAGTCCGGTTAACATAAAACGTTCTGTTTCTATGTCTGAAAATTCCCTTAGCGCAACCCCAGAATCCAATCCTGCGGGCTTCTTTGATGTCGCAGCTAACTGAGACACTCCTGTTTTCTCGTACCCTGACTGGATAAGCCACTTAAGATGATTATAAACTTCCGGATTCATGCCAGTAGGTGTGTGGAATACTGGGGCTCTTGTTCCGCCTTGATATTTAAAGACCGACCCTACATCACTAGTTAACTGGGAAACCGCCACTTTGGAGTTAGACTCGACTGCAACCCTAGGAATAGCAACTAGTTTCTGAGCTAATTGGATATTTCTTAATGTGCGGTTGATTTCGAGTTGAGTTCCTACTAACTCTTCCGACAACCCTGCGCCGTAAAAACCGGTTAGTCGATCAGACCATCTAAAGAATACGAATGGGTAATAATCCTTATCGTACTTCTCTGAAAATAACGTTTTGTTTTCGATTGTGATCGCATGAGATCCGTTCTTACCTAAATGCCATGCTTCAACTACTTTGATTAGATCTACTGTGCTCGTATCTGGGGTAGAACTGGAAGCGGCCATTATTTCGAACTGTGCGTCCGGGTATAATTCGGCTAAGGTTTCTCTGGAAACTTGCTTAACCTGGTATAATGATTTAGGTTTGCCGTAAATAGCATCATTGTCATCAACTTTAATCTCTTCTGGAATAACTCTCTCGCACTTAATCTGACCTTCTTCTACGAAAAACTTGATAACACCTGTACCAAACACACAACCATCAATGAAAGCTTTGCTCGCATGAACGTAATAGTCACACCCATAGAAAATACCCTCAACGAACTTCGAAAGCTTCTTAGCTTTTTCCTTTAGAGTATAATCTCCGCCAGAAGTTAGGAATTGAGCCTTAGGTCTATTCTTGGCGATCTTGGATGCAGCAGTATCAATACATGATTTCACTAGGTTGTAAGTTACTCGACCAGAGCTTAAGTCATTCTGAGATATATTACTGAGAGATCCCGTGGAATAAATAGATAATCCTAAGATCTCTAAGTTACCGTAAAGTCTAGCATGTTTTACGTTCATGCTAGAGCGGTAAGATTGATCTTTATCGATTCTATCAACAGAACTAAATATGTTCATATATTGCGCCGCAGGCTCTTGCGTATGCCAGAATTGAGACTTTTGTGGATCTTCTGCTTTAGGTTGATTCACATATTCGGTTTTTATGTTAGTTGGGGTAGCCATATATTATCCTTGGTTATTTTGCTGAGTAGAATAAGAGTTCATCGTCGTCGATCTCGGCTTCTGGTTTAGTCGCTTCTGCTGCTGGTTCGTGGATTTCCTTAGTAATTACAACGCCATCGACCTGGCAGTTACTAATTCTATGTTTTGTCATTAATATCATTATTTCTTCGATTTCTTTCAAGTTCATATTATCTCCCCTCTACTTATATTGATTTGGTTCAGTATTCTGCGACATCTAACATTCTGGCGTTGTTTCTTTCTTCTTGTAAGTCAGCCTCTCTTTGCCAAAAACTATCCACCTCTTCTTCGGATTTAGCTAATGGAATCTTAATGCGTGGGATTGCGGCATAGTTGTAACACCATCTCCAGGCATACAAGAATGCATCAGATAGATGATTGGGGCATTTCGGATGCTCGACATATTTTTTCTTTTCCAATTCTCTCTCGTCCCACACTAAAGTGTCCCATTCTACTGTTAATTCTTTAGCTTTAGGTAGGATTTGGATATTCTTAGTTATCAAGTCTGAGTTAAGCATCTCGATATAACCCCTTTTGTCAGTCTTTTCCGCTGCAATTAGAGGGATGTGATGTCTCTGTTTAATTTCCTCCACCACTTGCTTGCTGGCATTGTCGATCACAAAGGTGTCGTAATTATAAATAGCATCCAACTCTTTGATTTTACTGGCAACATCACTTACGATCATATTAGAGGCTTTGAAAGCGTCAATTACGTATAAATTAGGGTCGTATTCACTATAAGCGCAAGTGACAAACGAAGTGTCATCATTATAACCAAGATCTATCCCTAGCACATAGGACCACCTATGACCTTCAGGTAGCTCACTTGTTATGTTGTTATCGGAATACTTGTAGACTAGAGCGTCTTTATCCACAACCCATTGATTTAAATACATGCGGCGGAAAGAAGCGGTTTGTTCGATGCCGGGTTTGTTTTCAACTAAGAAGCTGATTTCATTATCCCATTTCTTAGACATGTATGGGTTATCGTATGTAGTCCACTGGAAGTTCATCCAGCCCTTTTCTTTGTTCGTGGTAATGTCGTGATATAATGTGCCAGTTAAATTGCTTGTGGTTGATATTAGAGCTATTGTGCCCTCATAATCGGCAACACTAGGCTTAAGGATCTCGTAAACTAGCTTATTCATGTTCTGGCGGTAGAATGCGGCCTCGTCTACGACCACCAACTTATTCTTCTGCCCTAGCAACTTGTTCATATCGTCTGGGTTCGCATCTACTCCTAACAAATAAATAACCGAACCATTAGGTAATGTGAAGGTCAGATCTGAAGCATTGGTTTTTGCTCTTACTTTGAATTTCTTATTTATCTCCTTGAGAATATCCTTAAAGAAGATTCTTTTGACTGAATCCCTGGTGAGCCCTATGATAAGAACTGAACATCCCGGAGTTTCGTAGGCTTCTTTGAACGCATAAAGCCCGCCAGAGTAGGATTTACCTGCCCGGCGGGTACACTGTAACGACTTGAATGGGGCTACAGATGTGATGAATTCATTTTGTTTAGGGAAGTTGGGGTTTAACCATTTAGGTTTACTTAGTTTCCGCCTTTCTAGTTCCGCCAGCACCCTTAGTGCTTTTTGCCTGTTCAATCTTTTTCACCTTGCCGTCTACTGTCTTAGATTTAGCTTTTCTTGATTTTGTCTCTAATTTTTTCTTCTGTAATTCTGCATCTTTAACTTGGTCTGGACTGGGCGAAGAGATAGTTTCTTCTTCCAACCATGTGAACCAAGGCGTGTTCGTAATTGGGGTAACAGTTTGGATACCAGTCTTTTTGCATTCTATCGTAATAAATTGCCCTTCTAATTCGATGAAGTATTCATCAGATTTAATAAAGACTAATTCGCTATTACCTACCTTTATAGATTGGAACACCTTAAGAGTATTAATCTTTTTCACTTGACATCCCTCTTATCGACCTTATGGTAGCTACCTACTGGTGCCGCAGGATGTTTCTCCTCCTCTGATTCCTTAATTTTAGCTTGTGCTTTTACATCTAATTCTTCCAACTGCTTGAATATGCTAGCTCTTTGATTTGAAAGACCTTTTATCTTAACTTCTATGTCGCCTAAAACGACGCACAATTCACGATATTGTTGGTTTATTTCTTCCATGGGCCTATCTCCTCACTGATTTGATCTAAAATTACACTAACTAAAACACACATGCCAAACACCCCAAAAGGTAACGATACCAGTACTACTAAAAATCCCATCTAAATATCTCCTAGAAGGTAAGGGTCGAACTCTAAATTGAATTTGACCTTAAGTTGTTTATAATTGCGAGGTAAGTGCGTGATAAAATTAACGCCATCATTACCCAGCAAATTAAGCTCTTCTATCGTTTGTCGCATAATACCCATTGACCTGAAGTTATATTTCATGTAGCAGAAATGAATTAAGGCCTTCGAGTTGCCCACCTCTGCACACACATAACCGAAGATCTGATTTTCATCTTCAATATTAACAATCATGGTTAGTTCTGTATGGTCGGAATCTAGGATTTGCTGGATGATTTGCTTATGGTGATGGAAGAACACATCGTTGGACATATTCTTAGCCCAGTCTGACTGGCGGTAAGATTTGAGCCAAGTAGAAAATACGAAATTGGTATCGCTATCACTTGCCTTTCTTAGCTTTACTGGATACTTTGGCTTTTCGCTTTTTTGCATTTGTCTCGTCCTTCTTGTGAGCTTCCAGATAATTGATCGCTTGGAGGGCTAAAGAGTCAATCTCGGAGTCTGTCCTGGTTTCCAGCGATTCCCCTTTTGTTTCTTCTCTTTCGTCCTTACGAGCGATTACAAGAGATCTGACGTATTCAGTAAGTGATGCCACATCATTACGATCTAAAGGTTGTGATTTTGACTTACTTCTTTGAAGCTTTGACAACTTTGACAACTTTTTTAGTTTAGAAATCTCATTTTCTATGATTTCTAAAGCCGTTTCTAGTGTTTTACTTACGTTGGCCATTTATCTCCCTCACTTATATTGGTTTGTTTCTTTTTTTTTCATATGATTCTCTTTAATCTTGGTAATTATACGTAATACTCTCGAGTGAGAACAACCTGCTAACTTGGCTATTGCCCTTAATGTAACACCTTCCGCATGAGATTCCCATATTAACTTTTCTGTCTTGTTTTTGAATTTAACCTTAAGTAATAATTGAGTAGCGTTTAGGTAATAATCTCGAGTCGCCTTAGAGGTTATCTTAACTGACTCAGATTGAGGGGGTTCTACCCCTGGTTCTAATGAAACGAATCTACCTGATCTCTTTAGCCAATCTTGAGGGGTTCCTTGTTGGTCAAAATACTCTATATCTTCGAAACCGTCGTCTTTTAGTTTTTGGTACCATTCTTTTTGCAGCTTTTTTAGTTCAGTGTTCATTACTTTACCTCGCGGATTGTGATATTGCCAGTTTTGGTTTTGTAAGTCAACTGGTTCATGAAGAGACTTAATGGGTTTTTAGGTTGCTTTTCCATGAATGAGTAATTACACTCATTCTTTTGTTGTTCTGCTACGAAGAACGAATTTCTAATTTTTAGGAATTCTGTGTCTGGTAGGTGATAAGTTGCGTTCCCTGAATTCTCCAGTAGTTTGAAAACAGGGATGTGGTATTTTAAGTTTTCGCTGATATTATTTATCAATACTTTTTGGGTGTTTCTGGCCATTATTATTTTTGATGATAACATTACGCTACTCCTTGGTTTAGTGTTAGGTCTGCGGTTGTCAATAGTTGGACTTTCTTGTTGGTTTCTGGGTCTCTCTTTGTTCCTACAACTACTACCAAGCCATCTTGCTTCAGTTCGTGGATTCTAGCGCAAATAGTACTTAGCTTTTCACCTGTGAAATCCGATATATCTTGTCTCGATAGAGGAAGGTCAACTGCCTTGAGATATTTGTAAACTTCGAAGCGTTTCGTTTTGCCGTGTTTTGTTTCGAAATCTACGTAAGAACTAAATTTGGTTGAAGTTGTTTTCTGGTAAGCTAACCCTAAACAAAAACCTGCTAGGTATTCTGCTTCGTCTGGGTGGATTCCTGAATTAACTAGTTTCTCTGCGATGATGATTTCTTTTGTTCTGTCTTTCGTTTTCATTTCTGTCTTCCTTGTTTGTGACTTGATTGTCTTGTAATCTATATATTAGGATACTGATGTTTTTTAACTGCGACTCATTGTAATTATTAGGTTAATCACGAAGAGGATGTGGTTTTTTGGGGTCATTTGGGGTGGAATTGAGGTGATTCTCTGAAAATAAAACTGGATTATTTTATTACCCATTGATATTATAGCATTCTTTTTTTTAAATTAATTAATATTTGTTGTTTGCTAGCTTGGATACGTCTCACGTCGATTCTGAGACGTTGCAGGTGTCCTGGAATATCAGTGCTCCCGAAACTAGTTTCAATCCATTCTAGGGGGTATTCTGTTGTCCCCAGCTGCATGTTCTTGCGGCATCTCCCCTGTCAGAATCCACTTGAGGGAATCTTAGTTTGTAAACTTGAGGTGATTTGTTTTTTGATTAATTAATTTAATTCGATTAGTTTCTTCACATGCTCAGTGTTGCTCCGCCCCTCGCGCGTTTATGTATTAAGTTAATGTATCTGATGTATCTATATTGTGTTAATGTATATTTTAATGTATTCTATGCGACTCAGTTACATGGTCAGATCAACAGATTTACATGGTACATGTAACTGAGTCGCATGGTCAGACAACAGATTTACATGGTCGGTCTACAGATTTACATGACCCCCATGTAACTGAGTCGCATGGTAATAATTATGTAGTGGTCAATAATTACAGTTACATATATTTTTATTTTTTAGCACCGACCATGTAACTGAGTCGCATGGTCGGTATTGGGCGTATAATAATTCCAGATACTTACGTTTAATTAAAATTAATCACCCTCAAAAAAAAGACAATAAGAATATTAGGGAGTTATAAAATAGTTTCGAAAAAGCTCGTTTTTTCAAAAAAAGTATCCTAATATATAGAAACGTACCAAATAGGTATTAGTAAGCACACTGGTTGATCTCTTTGTGTGGGAAGGGTGGCGGTTCACCCTTCCCGTCTTAACCGTAAGTCTTAAAGGACCACATTATTATGCACATATCAAACTTGAAAAACCTAAAAAACCACTTCTCAAAACAAACTGATCCTAGAAACTTTTTCATTAATGTAATTATTTCTATGAAGTTACAACCTGTGTCTCGATTAATATTTGAAGACATTTTTCGGCAGTCAGCCGGTTATGATGGACTTACAGCTGCTCGGATTATGAGTAATTGCAATATCACACCTTTTCTTTTCCGTAAAGGTATTAAAGAATTGCAAGATAAAGGTATGATCTCTTACTCTCCCGGTGGAATGAATACTGTAGGTCAAAAAAGGAACAGTTTTTTTGGTGTCTTTACTCCTGACCATTGGAGTTTGCCGGAAAAAGAAACTAAAGGCGACTCCTTAAATGAAAAACTAAAAGTCAGTATTGACTTTCTACCTTCCGACGTTAATTACAAAGTGACTAGAATTCTGGAATCCGAAGATAGTATATTTAAGAAAAAAGCAAAGGTAGAATTTGTTTTCGACCAGAAAAAAGAAGACTGTTTGGAAGATTTAACTTCTAAACAGTTGGAGGAGATGAATATTATTAATATTAAATTAAATAGTTACGCTAGCTTATCCGCCAGCTAACCTAGTCATATCACCTTCTTGAGAAGCCGGATCGTTGATTTCGGCTTTTTCTTTTTGATTCTCTTCCTCTACTCTCTCTAGTATTTCTGGTGTCACCTTTTGGACGTCTAATATCAAGCTGAGCGCCCTAGTTTGCTCTTTTGATAGTGGCTCTTTCGTATTCCCTTTAAGGCTGGCTAGTGCCTCTAAGCTACCCTGTAGAAGTAATTCAGAATAAGTAGGGTAAAAGTCTCTTAATGTGTCCATTTCAGTCCAAGATAGTTGGCCTTTTTTTAGTAGGTCGATGATATGTTCTGGATTTTCTATTACCCTCATCTTCCTGATAAACTTGCTCTTTTCGAAATCTGAAGGATCTCTTTCGTCGATTCCTAATAGTGTCTGGCTAGAGTTGATCGGAATTATATTTAAAAGCTTGTCATTAAATTCTATTCCGGCAACCAGTAAGCTATCTTTTACTTCATCATTAGCGTCATTTTGCGCTAGCTTTTCTAATGAGATTCCTGCGCTAGCTTTTTCCTTTAGTTTTGGCCAATCTTCTAGTTTATAAGGTAGTTTTATTTTTTTATCTGATAGTTCGTTTTTTAAGTATTTCGTCATAACGTTAAGTGGAGCGATCATTCTTTTTTCAGCTCGAGCTTGTTTAAATTTCGGCTTACCTTCTAGTGCTTGTTTCATATCTAAAGCTAATAATGCTAAGTCGTTTTCCATGGTTATGTCCTTTTTATTTTGTTTTGTGGTGGAATAATGCTCCTATCTATACTGGTTTGTTTCTTAATGATGATCCAAGCTGATATAAGTGAGGCGGCATTTGTCTCGCTTTGCTAATCATGCTTAACCTACACAGGAGAATTCAATGGGAAGTAAGAGAACCCTAGACTATGACCAACTTCTGGTCGATCAATCAATGACATCCACATTTCAATCAGATTCGACTAATATCCTACATATGGATCGAGTCGGGTATCAAATATCTTGGACTGGAACGCCAAACGGTGATTTCACAGTTGAAGTATCCAATGACGGATCAATCTGGGCACCATTGACGTTATCCACTGCTATCACTGCAAGTGGCTCAGCAGACAATGCCTTTATCGATGTAGAGACTGCATCTAAATTCGTCAGACTGGTATATACAGCCAGTTCATCAACAGGAACACTACAAGCTCACATAACGGGCAAGTCGATTTCGGGGTAAATTATGGCTCAATATGCAAAAGCAAGTGCCTTTTCAGGTGGTTCCGGCGGAGGTGGTTCCGGCGGAGGTGGTTTATCGATAGAAACAAAAACAGCTAACTTTACAGCTGCCGATGGAAAGACATATTTAGTATCTTCCGCAGTGGCTAGAGCAATTACGCTTCCTACAGCAGCAGCAGACATCCAGTTTTGGGTAAAAGATAATACTGGATCAGCAGAAACAAACAACTTTACAATAACAAGAGCCTCTACAGAAAAGGTAGAAAATGTTGCTGCCAATAAGGTTCTTCAAACAAACTATGGATCATGGCATTTCGTTTGCGATGGCACAGATTGGTGGATACTATAATGTCTAAATTAATCATAAAAACATTTACTTCTTCCGGTTCCTGGACTGCTCCAGCGGGTATTACAAAAATATCGGTACGTATGTTCGGTGGTGGACAATCGGGATCTGATGGCGACACATCAATGAATTTCTCACCAGCATATTCGTCAACAGAGCGGGTATTTTTCTTAACTGTAGTTCCCAATACATCATACACAATAACAATCGGAGCTGGAGGTTCTGGTGGTGCAGGCGCTGCTGGAGCGAACACTACATTTGGATCTCTAGCGACAGCAGTTGGTGCTGGAGGTTTTATAGAATCTGATGATTTTAATACATTTAATTCAATAGGTAATGGGTTTCAGTCAGCTACTGGTGTTTCTGCATATGGCTTCACTAATGGGTTTGGGACAGATAGTGGCGCAAATAAAGGCGGCCCTCCAGGTATGGATGGACCTGGTGGCGATGGAGGTGACGGTGGAAACGCAGCAGGAGCAGGTTCAGGTGCAAATGGCACAGCAGCAGCCGCCAACAGCGGCGGTGGCGGCGGTGGCGGTGGTGGCGATAACACATCTGGTGGAACCGGCGGGAATGGCGGCTCTGGGTATTTAGAAATCAGTTGGGTGGAGTAATTATGAAATACATCAAAAAGAATAAAATTGGCGTAGTAGTAGAGCATGTAGATAAAGAGCTATTTGTGGAAGCACATGGTGATGCATCTGATTGGGAACTAGTATCCGATAAGGAATGTAAGAGGTTGTGCGGCCTTAATCAGAGCATTATTGACAACGATTTAAAAAAACAAGCAGTGATACAACAAACCATAAGGAAGCGAATGGCAACTAAAAACCAAGAATTAAACCAAGAATTCGAACAATTTCAAGCTTGGAAAGCATCGCAAGGCAAATAATGCGTACACATTTCTTAAAAATAATAGATGTTACAAACGTAACTATCGATACCAACTATGATTCTCAACAAGTAGAACGTATTGCGGGTTATTCGGTTCAGTTTATGTGGGCAGCAACATCTAATTCTGACATAACTATCAAGTTGCAGGCATCAAATGACAATA